ACGGATAGTCCCACCTTCATTGTGGATTTTAGCGTATGGAACTCCACGCGCACCAATTACAATTCCATTCTGGCCAGCCCTGATCACTCCAATAGATTTCTTTAGTCTACCACCACCTTTACCTACTAAAACTGCACGTCCAGCTCCCTTTTCTTGACGTTTGCGTTTTTTCCATTTTCTTACTCTGCCACCGTCTAAGAAACCTTGTCGCCTGAAGTTGTCCTTAAAAAAGTTCACAGCCTCTTGGCCAACAAGTCGAGGGAGCCGCCGCTTGAGCCTTTTGTACTTTTGTTGTATCTGCTTTACTTTGTCCGACATAGCTGTTATTTATCCTCTGCTAATACTTCGTTCTGTACCTTGAATGACGCGCACAAGCATCTCCATTAAACTGTCTTCAACTTGGTTATAGGTGAGTCCTTTTGCGCCTTCCACTACTATCTTATCAGCTCCTTTCATTACTCCGACATTAACCGTGATGTTCCTGACTCCTCCAGTAGTTACCCTTTGTGTGGAAGCATTGAGTTCTTTATTGACTTTTTTTGCTTGATCACTGTTTGTGGAAAGTTTGAAGTCCTTGTTGACAATCGAGTTGTCCTTATCTTTTTGAGCATCAGCAACAGCTTGGCCAATCTCTTTTCCTGATGCAGGCTTTTGCGCTCTTTCTCGTTGAGTGGTTCCATTAATACCTGACTTGACTTCAGATAGACCTGATTTGACTTGGTCATAATCAAAGTTCTTAATGCCCTTCAGCATAGTGAAGATACCTTCTAGAGCATCCTTGAGCCTTGTCAATGGCGTGGATACGTAATCCAGCATACCAAGGACTGCCTCTTTAATGTTATCAAAACCTGTCTTCATTCCCTGTACTAAACTAGACCCCATGACATAATCTACCAAATTACTCAATGCATTAAGTCCATTAACAATGAAGTCAAAGACACCACCTACGGTAATCTTTAGTGCGTTCCAAGTTACAGATAAACTAGTAGTTACAATGTCCCAAGCTGTTTTGATACCAAATGCTACGATTTTAACCGACATCATTTTGTTAGCTAGCCCAGTAAATGCTCCGAATAAGCTGACAACCTTGCTGTACATATTTCCAGCCAAATTAACCGCATCGTAGAGGCCAATTTTAACGTAGGTTAGAAACTTCTGGCCAGTTTGAGCCAAAGAAGCAAATCCAGCAGAAGAACGGAGTTGTCCGCGGGCGAGTCGCTCCTCCAGAGCCATCTGCTCTAATTTGCCTTTGTTGTAAATGCCATTCTTCTTTACTAGGCTGCCGAGCTTCGTTTCAAACTTAGAGAAGTTACTGAGTAGTTCTACGGCATCACCTGATTTATCTCCAAAGACCTGTTCTGCAAGTCCTTGAGTTGTGTCGCCTGACATAGCTGTTTCACCCACCGCTTTACTAATCGCTTTTAATGCATCTACTGCTGTGGCTTTCCCATTGTCTAGGTTCGTCTTGAGCGTTTTGGTAAAACCACTTCCAAAGTTCTTATCCAACAACCGTTGTACATCTCCCCCCAAATTGGGTAAGTTTTCATTGAATGACTCTAAGAGCTTTGGGGTATCTTTTATACCTTTGGATACGCTTTGTTGTAGAATAGCCATTTGTTGATCAGCAGAAGCACCCAGCCTTTGGAATACAGTAGCCGAGTCTTCTATGGTCTTCAACATGTCTCCTCCCAAATTAGCACCAGAGGCATAACCATTCTTAATCAATTCGAAGGCTTCGTTGCTACTGATCCCGAACTCCCGTGTCAATTTGGCCGCCGTTTGGACAGTGCTTGTATAGTCGCCACCGTAGACTTTAGTAAGTGCCATAGCTTTAGTAGTGAGCAGTCCAACCTCTTTGGAATTCCCCTCCAGTAATTGGTTAGCAATTTGCAAGTTCTTCTGCATTTCTACACCAGCCTTTACCATCTCGTACCCCAACTTAGCAGCTCCCGCAGCAGCTAGCCCTAGCCCAATAACCAGTGGATTCATTCCCGATGCAGCAATTCTAGACAGAGAGGAAAAAGAAGACATCCCGTTGCGCGCGGCTGCCAAGCGACCCAAATTATTGACCACCGACATCTTCTTTCCTGTTTTCCCCATGCTTTTAGTCATTTTGCCTTCAAACTTATCTACACTTCTCTGGACACCTTTAAGGATTTTATCTATCTTGCCAAGCTGGGGAGCAATATAATCTTTTAGCTTTATCTTGTATACGGCTAACTCGTCACTCATAGCGATAAATTATTTTGATTTAATAAGAAGCCCTCTACGAACTTTGTTGATAGTTTTGCTAGTACTAAATTTCCAGCTCTCAATAGATGCTCGTTTCTGATCAGTATGGATTTCTACTACAAGCGGTTTATCTTTGTAGTATTTGATTTGTATAAGTGTGTAGCCATAGTCATCGCGAACGAAGTAAACTTCATCAGGGTTATTAACTGCATCTTCGACTAAATCTAGGGCGTGCCATTTCTTGTTTTTGATCATAGTGCTGCGCCCTAGTTCAATCGGACGACCATTGTGATCTAATAGACGAATTGTCTTCTCTTCGTCCAAGTCATGTTTTCCCCTGTGCTTATCGAACCACTCCTCTGCTTTGGCTTGAGTGCGCTTAGTTGTCTTGGCCACTGGGGCTTTAGAATTAATACTGGCATAGGACTCTAGGCCAAAATTCTCATAACTGAGACTTGTTTCTGCAAACTTTGGCAGATACATTTGGGCTTCGTCAAACACATAACCACTTGCTGCGCGGTTACTAGCAAAACCAGCTCCTTTCATCATTTTAAATTCATCGCCCATGAGTTCTTTGGCGTCATCTTCAGACATTAGCACTTTTCCTCCTTTAGTAGCTCTTGGAACAAGTTCACAGCGACAGTTGTAACCATTAGGTGGAGTAAATGCTCCAGCTTCTCCTGCTCTGAACAGCATTCCATCTAATGCTTCATGAGAAGGGCGCACTCGGTCATCACCCACCGTTTGGTATTCCCAGTAAGGATAATCCTCTGCTACTTCTAGGTTGCGGAGGTAGTTGGCTGTACTTTGGCCAGTAGCGCGCGCAGTCTCGTATTCTGTACGCAGGTAGTTGACATTGTAGTCATCCAGTAAAGGCGTCACAGCTTCTTTGAACTCGTCAAAGTTATCGGAGGTGCGTAGTATCTGGTTTGCTTTTCTTACCAAGTCTACATCCTTTGTCGCTGAAAAACGGTATAGATTCAGCTCCATGAGTGTCTTGCTTAAATGATCTGGACTGTTGTAGTCGATATTGCTGGGTGTTGGCCAATCTATGTTCAGTTACTGTACAAGTCCATTCGCTAGCTCGTTGAAATAGGTAGGGTCAAACTCCCCATTCAAACGGTCGTTGTAAATGCGTTCTATCAGTTTATTCTCTTCCTCTTCGCTCAACATCAAAGTAAGAACAGAGAAGGGTTCCTGTGCGCACTGACAAGCTTTGTTATATCGCTTGACGCTTAGTTTATCCTTTTTTTTTTCCTCTGTCTCCTTCTCTTCTTCTGGTTCTTCTTCGTCTTGGCTTCCTTCACTGGGTTGTTCTTCTCTGGATAGTTTGATGCCTAAATGCTTCTCAATATAATCGTAAGGTATCTTGCCAATCTTATTGAGCTTGACTAAGAGTTCAACTAAAGCAGTCTTAGAAAGACGCTCTGTGTCGTCGTACTTAAACTCACCACCTTCGACGTCTATACCGTGCAAAGCGAGCAATGGTTTAAGTCGGAAGTTTAGTACCAACTCCACAAACATTTTATACGCGCTGATCAGTGCGTCTTCTCCCTCTTTATGAACTTCCGCTTGGGACTTGGAAGAGCCATCTTTTGAGGTCATTGTTTGCAAAAGAAAGATTAAGAGCAGTTCCTCGTCATTCAAAGCTTTGTTATCCTTGAAAACAGCGGAGCCAGTCCCATCAGCACCTTTGTGTATTTTTGTAGTTGTACCTTTAGGCATTACCACTATGGCCGCAGCTCCTTGCTCTCTTGCGCGGTCTTCTACTTCCTTTCTAGAATTTGGATTATCAGGGTCGTATTGGTACTCCTGAATAGGTACTCCGTAGCGTTCTACAAATTCAGCCATATTACTAAGGCCAGAGCGTTTAAAAATTGCATATTGAGTTGCTGCTTTCAAAAGTCCCAAGTCTTTCTTTTTACCCACATCCAACAGATAATTATTGTAGGGTGGCTCTTTGTAAGGAATACCATCTGTATCTCCTACATTAATAACCACAATACCCTTATCAGGAATGACGTTTTTTCTTGGAATCAAGTCAACATCTACAATTTGGCCGTCTTTAAATTCCAATTCAATCAATGAATGACCATACCATTTAGCGCTGATAATATGTTCAATAATCTCTAAAAAGAGAGGCGTTTTTGTCATTTCAGATACTGGATGGTCGCCGTCTAGCTCTCCTTCTTTCATGAAATTAATAGGTGCATTGGTGCAGTTGAAAAGGATGCGCTGCGTGACGGAAAGAATTAGACCGTCCAGCATAGTATCTTCATAGATATCTAAGAGAGTAGTTCGGTCAGGGTCTTCTACATCCTCCGCTGATTTTATTGCGCTACGCCACGCTTGTATATCGGCATTTGTTCTATTAGGAGCTTCCGCGAGAACAAGTGTAACTAAGCTTTCTTTTTTGGCCGTAGAAAGGCCGAACTTTGTTTTTTCTTTCCCCATACCCGTGTTTTTATTTTGAGGCGCTTAAAATCGCATTTGGACGGTATTTGAACAGGGTCTGTCCTATGCTTATATCCAACTATTGACGATTATGCCGTTGATTAGTAAAAATTGTTTCTTTTTCTTTGTGAGATGATGCTTACAGTGTTGCTCTTTTGGCTAGAAGGTGTATTTTCATCTTGTACCAACAGCGGGAGTCCTGGATTCATTTTTTGAGCGCGGATCTCTTTAAGCTTTTTAATAGCCGCATCGTAGCGATCTTTGGTGTGTTCTGGTATTCTGTTGGCGCCTGTCTGGCTAAATAGATGGTAGGCCAGCAAATCAACAACAATCATCACCACTAGATCGCTGCGCCCATCTACGTCCCGTGAGAAATAATTAGTATCACTTAGCACCGTACCAGTTGGCGCGGCTAGTATACAAGTGTGAGCAGTTGCATCATGGTCGAGGATGATTTGGTCAGGCGTATAGCTGGCCGTCTGGTCGTAGTCAAATACCTCAAAGCCAAACACGGCAGCTGTGTCGTATTGGAAATTGAGGTAAGATGCTGCTTCACTGATGGCGTATTTCTCTGCACGCTTGCGCTTCGCTGAACTTGCTCCAATAACTTGGATAAGCGCTGTTTCGCTGAGTAAGGTATTTAGGTCTGCGTCTGATATGAACATATTTAGTATCGGTATTTTGAGGAGCCTCTTTGACTCCTAAGTGATTTTATAGAGATAATTACGGCATTATCGGTAGACTTTGCACGTTCGTTGAGTAGCCAGAAAGCACCTTCTATTGCATCAGGAGCATCATCTGCTACTTTGCTACCTACACCCAAAGCTTTGAATTGATGGTAGGCTCGTTCCCAGTGTGGGCAGGTTTTAAGTGCCTCTGATATATAAAAGTAGCCTCTCTCAAAGGCGGCAGCCATAGCCTCTAGACGCCCAAGTTTGTTTAGCTTCTTCCTTTTATCTTCCCGAACAAAAAGAGGTATTTTACCCTCGTCTAATACTTCCTGTGTATCGTCTAGTAAGCGATCTTGCATGAAGTTGCTCTCCATATAGTAGCCTACATTAGCACGGTCGTCAACCATTTTATAGACCTCATACAACCAAGAAGCCATTACAGGTATAGTAGTTGGCATCACGCGAATGAATAAGAGGATATATTCTCTGCCTGTTCGTCCTACCAAAACTGTAGCTTTACAGTCGTTCTTTTTTGCAGATTTCCAAGATGGGTCGGTATAGCAAATCAAGTCGTCGTACTGCTCTAAAAGAAGAGCGACCTTATACCTAAAGAATTCGTCTTTGTATATTTCTCCTTCCTCTATTGGATTGTTAAAATACTCTGCTTGTGCTAGGCGATAGCCCATTCTCGCAATAATTTCCTCGCATTTCTTTTTATCGTGCCGAGCAGACCAAGAAGGCTCGCCATCATCATCTAGCAGATTGATTTGTTCCACTTCTGCTGCTTCATTCTCAGTGGCCAGTTTTAGAATAGAGGTTTTACTAGTCAGGTTCTCAACAAATACAAAACGTTGTTTTCCTGCTGGGTCAAAAGTACCCATCAATGCGCCGATCATCCAGTCATACCCTTCTTGGACGCGTTGGGGGTTTTTACGACTTTCTTCATCGTCAATATCATCGACTATAATTAAGTCTGGTCGCTGCCCATTTACATTAAAACCACGAGGGGTTTGGCCACGTCCAATAGCTCGAAAGATGCACCCCTGTTTAGTCTGGAAGTTACCCGCAGTCCATTTACCATAGCGTACAAAATCTCCATAATCATGCTTGAGCCGTGGGTTAGCCTCTAGTTGAGCGCGTATGTTTTCAAGTAGAGCAGTAGCGTTATCATTATTGTAACTAGCCAAGACCAAAAACTTAAAGTCACCTCTTAGCATAAGCCAAATAGCGCTGACCCATGTAGTGGTACTCTTGGCCATACCTCTTGACCACATCTTTACCAAGAAGCAAGTATCGCGTTCAGATAGTTGTTCTGCAAAGTTTATGTGGAAGGGGGCAGCGGGGCTTGCGCACCATATAGAAAAGTAATACTTCCCAAAAGCATTATAATCCTCTAGGAGTCGCTTTTTACGTATTCTCTGTTCTTTGAGAGGTTCAGTATGATCCACCGAGTTGCTATTTTGTATCATAGTCAACATGGCGTGGTAATCTTCTAGCACGCGCTGCTGCTCTTTTGTTATTCGCTTCTTCATATTACTAGTTGGTTAGCTCTATAGCTTTCTTGGTTAAAAAATCCATTTGGTACAACACTAGAGACTCTAGCAAACCTTCGTCTTGTTTACGGATATACTGGGTGAACTCACCTAATACTTGGGTATATAGAGAAAGGTCAGACTCCTTGTCTAGCTGTCGAATACCTGCCATCAATTTAGATATCTGGTCGGTTTCTTTGGGTGTGACAGTGCGGTCTTCCTCTTCTGCTGCGTCGTATATAAATTGAATTTGAGCGTAGGTGTTGGCTATGATAGAACTAGGTGTTACGGTCAGTGAAGCGCGGAGTTCTTTCCATTTACCAGCTTGTGCCCAACGACTAATTTGTGTTGGACTCTTCTTTACCTGTCTGGCGATCTCCGCTTGTGTGAAGCCTCCGCGCAAATACAGATTGCGTGCTATTTTTTCGACGTGTTTTGCTTTCATATTTACAAAAGTGCGCCTTTTTAGCTGGAAATTAAGACCTTATTATTTCGTTTAATCTGTATGGAAGAAATAAAACACTATTAAGGATAGAATAAATACTTTGCATAAAATTTAACACCTTTTTCAGCTATGTTTGTAAAACGCAGGGCGATTTTCAAGCCAAAAAATTAATCCAATACTTGTTTTATGAGCAAAAAAGAAACTACCAAGAACGGTGAAGAAAGTATGTTGTCAGAACCAATCCCTTTTATTCTTTCTGATGAGAGTGTCAATAAATCAGGTTATCGAATCATTACGAAAGGAATAGACATAGAGGAGTTCAAGAACAATCCTATCATGTTCTACAATCACTTGCGCCGCGATACTTGGGATAATAATCCCTTACCTATAGGAAAGTGGAAGAACGTGCGAATAGTAGGGAAACGTTTGCTGGCAGATGCTTGCTTTGACCTGACCGATGAGTTCGCTGCAAAAATACATAGTAAAGTAAAATTAGGCATTCTTAACGCAGCAAGTATAGGCGTTGGAGTCTCCATAACAAGTAGCAATTCCAAAGATCTAGTAAAAGGACAACAGCGGCCAACTATTACTGGCTCCATATTGATGGAGGCATCTGTTGTAGATATTCCAAGAAATGGAGGTGCTATGCGCGTCAACAACAGCATGGAAGGTACAGAGAGAACTGCGGCGAATACACTGCTGGGTGTACACCTTTGCAAAGCTGATAATAACGCTCCACGTGGATACGTAGAGCTTAATGTTAACAATAATCCTCAAGAGCTAGAGGATATTTTACCAATACTAAACAATAATACAATGTCAGGAAACTACGACGGTATTTGCGAGCTACTTGGTTTGGATGTAAGCACCTCCCAAACTAAAATTGTCGCGGCTATTACTACGCTAAAAAATGAGCGTGACCAATACAAACAAGAAGCTGAGACACTCAACACCACTATGAAAGAGGAGCGCTGCAAGGCACTTATTGATAAAGCAGTAGAAAATCGAAAAATTACAGAAGGCCAGCACGCTGTTTGGCTTAAGATGGCACAAAACAGCTATGAGGATACTGCTGCGGCTTTGGAAACTATGCAAGGAGCCAAAAAACTCAGCCAAGCAGTCAATGAAAGCGGTAAGAAATCTGGCGGCTCTAATGTTAAAAAGAGCGATGCTGAACTTTACGAAGCCAAATGGGAGAAAGGTGAACTCCTCTCTTGGAAAGAAGAAAACCCCGAAGAATTTGAGCGATGTAAAGCCGCTTTTGAAGATTAAAATAAGTATAAAATAATTTGCTATAATCAATATAAATAAACTCAAAACCAACCCGAACCACTTTTTTTTATAACCAATCTTATTACAATTATGAAAACACTAATAATTTGGGGCATGCTATTCAGTGCGCTTGCTTTGATGGCTCATTTATTTCCTTATCAAGCATCCTCAACTCCTTGTCCTTGCTCGGATGACTACCTAGTTGCGGTAGACGAAGCTTCGCCGTTGTCAGTTACGCCCATTGAGAGCGAACGACTGGTAGAAGTAGCTAATGAAGGGCGCTATGACTTATGTCCCTTTTGCTTGGAAGACGACGTTTGGGAAGACAATGAATCAACACATATCCCACTGTCTACTGAACAAGACAATGCAAAGGAGTCTACCCCAGTTACCTACAATATGTACAGCACGAAACGCCAATTCCCTTCCTATATACCTTCTCATTTTGAGGGGAAGGGATACACACAGCGTATCCAGTACTCTACTGAGGATAGTACACATTACCACCCTAGACATATCGCTTATCGGTCTAAGTATGGACAGCATTATGCTAGGAGGCAATTAAGTCAGAGAAATCAATAGCAACCCGTTTTACAACTTTCACTTATAACCGAGTAAATAATCAACATACTATGGAGCTATTGTTATTGTTCGACAATAATATCGTCGACTTCAGCAAAGTACTGGAGAATAGCCTTGTAGGCGGTCTCTTAGTTGCATTCGCAGCTACATTCGTAAAACCTGTCCTCAACAGCTTAATATCTAGCAACGAGCAGAATACCAAAAGTAATGCTGATAGCGCGGTTGCTCTCAGTCAGATGACGGCTAATCAAGGACAAGCAAATACGACGATTATCAACAACCAAGCAGACGCCGCCAAGCAAGCCGCACAGTACCATCAGGATAATTTAGAACGCAACATGAGACTAGATTCCGATTTAAAGGAGCTACGCTCCGAAATTGGACAGAAGTTACTGCAAATTCTAGATGCTGTCTCTAGTGGCTAAGAGAGCTGTAGATCACCAGACAATACCCTTATGACCAATTTCTTTGAATAACCATTAAATCAACCGATATGCCACTAAAAAAAGGGCTGTTTACTAAACTCCTTGTAGGTAAGGACAACGAATACTTGCACGAGAATTGGTTCCTTCAGTATGGAATGAATATGGATAAACAAATTGATGAATACAATACCATCCATTTCACACACAAAGGGACTATTGGAGGTGGAGTAATTAAAAATCCTGTTTATCCATTGCCTCTATTAACACGTACGGATCTACCTGATTCTATCGAATGTGCACCGTATGCTACTCCAGCAGGCTTACTCCCTTCTATTGACACACACGGACTTCCTTACGACAAGAGAAAGAGCGTACTTAAAGATTTGCGGGAGGAAATGCTTGATGACATTGTGAGAGAAGGAATCTGGAACACTTCTCCCTATGAAGACACGCTTGATACGCCAATTATTATGGCTACTGGGCCTGTTGTCAATGGCTATAAATCTATTATCAAGGCTGATATTCAAAAGTTCCGTACCGCCGTGAACAAACGATATCCTGGACTAACTAGAAAAAAGTGGGTCATGATTTTGGAATCCGAAGACTTCTGGGAATTGGTCAACAACGATAGCACCTTACAGATGCAAATAGCTTACAACAACAAGGTGGGTGATCTTGATGCGCCTAAGAGAGTAGTCATTAATGAAGTAGAGATTAGAGAAGATAATCGTTTACCATTCTATGATGGAACTACTCAACAGCGTCTACCGTTTGGTTCCGTTCCAGTTCTAGGTACCGATCTTAAAGTTGCCACAGCTTTCATTGGTAACAAGTCTTTCATTAAAGGTTTTGGTAAGCTGGAGTTCTTCGATAACAAGAAGGAAGCGCTGTATCAAGCAGACATTGTCTCGCTCTTACAACACGCTTACATAGGCCCTCCTTCAAAAGACCTCCAGAGCAATCTGAAATTTTTGGGAGGTATTAAAAAAACTCCCTAGCAGAATTATTATACGAGGTAGCAGCACGGTCTTCTCGTGCTGCTGCTTCCATTATTCATTTTTTTAACCATACACAGAATATGGCGAAGAGAAAAGGCCGCTGTCGTGATCAGCATCACGGTAGTTCTTCTTCAGATAACCATCAAAATCAAATAATCATGGCATTAGAGAAACAAGTCGAAGAGCTAGAGACCAAAGTACAACAAAAACAAGCAGAGCTAGACGTGATCAAGCAAGAAACAGCTCTCCAGTTGGAAGAACAAGAGAAGGAATTGACAGCAACTAAAAAAGAACTCGCTATCGCTCGTTCTACTGCAACTAAGGCAAAAAACGCTTTAGAGAGTAATCTACAAGAGTTGACTACTACTCAAGAGAAACTTGAGAAAACCAACAAAAGATTAGCTCGAGAGGTAGATGAACGCGCTAATGCATTAGCAGAGAAAGAGGCGCAAATTGAGGCATTACAAGCACAGCTCTCTAAATCTACCACAAAGGCACTTAGTAGTAAGAAGCTTGCCGCAAAAGCGTTAAAAATTCTTCTACAAGAGGACAAGGCACAAGTCTACGTAGCAGTTGACGGCCATGTCTTCACGAGCGAACACACAGCTATCAACTATCGAAAAAAGTACAACAAAGCTTATAAGATTGCTAAACTTATCAACGGTAAGGAAGTGGCCTTATTGGAGTCTTTGGTGTAGTCTTTTGGCAGAAGACCTAGCTTAAAAAAATCTATTTTAAACAACTTCTAAATACCTTATACATGGCTTATCCAAGCTTCATCGTCAATATTGAAAACGGCAACCTCAATCGTCCAGACGCCAACGTCGATAACGTAGCTGCTTTGGTAGTTTCTAGTTTCAATGGGCTAGCACCAATGGAGCCTGAGATTCTGTACAGTTTGAAACAGGCAGAAGATTTTGGATTCTCTGAAGCAAGCGACGCCGCTTCTGGCCTGTTGCATTATGAGAACATCAAAGAATTTTTTAGAGAGAATCCCAACGGAGAACTGCATGTCGTAGCCACTGCCTCTACTGTCACAGTGGATACCATGTTGGGAAACAATACTACGCCTGGTACCATAGAGCCATTTATTATAGCTCAAGGTGGACGCATCAAACAGCTGGCCATTATGGCCGACGAAGCAGACTCCAACTGGTTTGAGGATAATCTGGTCGCCAACGACTATGTGAGCAAAGCTCAAGCATTCTGTGATCGATTATCTAAAAATCATATGCCACTAGATGTCGTATTTTTGGAAGGACATGGATTCAACGCTACTCCTGCTGATGCGCTAGACTTGCGTACCAAAAACGCGTCTAATGTTGCTGTAGTTATTGGAGGAGACTACGATGTATCCAGTTTGATGACCAGTATTGATGGACAGGGCTACGCTTCAATCGGTACCGTGCTTGGTAGTAGTACCAAGAAGGCTGTTCATGAATCAATCGCTTGGGCTAAACCAGAGAACAGTATCACTAGTGAAGTGGGTAATCGATTTTTAAAGGTACGGTACGTCTCGGATATGACTGTTGGTGACCCCTACGCAAGTAATCCAGATCTATTAGAAGTATTACATAACAAAGGGTACATTTTTCCTCGTCGCGTTCCTTATCTATCTGGGTACTTCTGGAATCAATCCAATAACTGCGTACCAGTATCTAATGATATCGACTCCATTGAATTAATGCAAGTTATGAACAAGGCTATACGCCTTACAGGGGAAGTTATTACACCTTATTTAAATCGGAGTTATAACTTGACTTCAACAGGTCGTCTAACTGCGTTGCAGCGTCAGACGATTGTGGCTGAAATTAGAACGAAGTTAGAAACTAACATGGCGAATAATATCAGTGCAATCTCTACGATTGTAGTTGACCCAGATACAGATGACAACAACGCGCCTTATCTATCATTAGTTGTCGATAAGACGCTGCGTGTCCGTCTGGGGCTTCAACCAAAGGGTAAAACAGAGCAAGTTATTTTTAGTGCTGGATATCAGGCTACAGCATAGGATAGTATGTAACAAAAAAATATTTAAACAATTTAAAAAAAATAGGTATGGCGCTTGAATTTCAAGGACGTGATTACAGTTACGCGGACATTAGTTTCTCTTTTATGGGAGCAACAGATATTGGGGGAGTCACCGCTATCAGTTACAAGATCAAACGTAATAGTGAGAATATTATGGGGGCAGGTGCAGAACCAATCGGATACACACTAGGTACCAAAGAATACGAGGGTTCTATGACGGTTACTCTTGGAACTTGGATGGAAATGTGCAAAGCTAATGACGTAGCTACCCTGACAGACGCTCCAGCTTTTAATATAGTACTAGGGCTCAGTGATGGAACAGAAGCAATGGATACTATTGAAATAGGATATGTCCGCATTACTGAAGATGGTTTTGATGGCAGTTCGGGAGACAGTACGCTTCCAGTCGAGCTGCCCTTCATATTTGCACGACTCAAACGAGGCTAGAGCAAATACCATAGGCTACATTCTCAAACTACCAACTATACTACAAACACAAGAGTAAAAATTATGGACAATCAATATACGGCGGATGAACGCCAACTGGAGGAGCTAGAACTTTCTAAGGAGCAGCTCAAAGCATGGGGAGATAGATACAGTAAATACACTCTATCCGAAGAACAAGTGCAGCAACTGAAAAGTCAGCACGGAGCGGGTAAAATAATTGTAGTGACTGTGTGCAATCAAAAGGTCTATTTTCTTGATCCTAATCATTCCAAGAACTACTTTCATACGGCCAAACGTGTGTTGAGGCTTCAACAAATGAAAGATATGGCAGGGGCAGGTGAAGTCATTTTTAACGAGTGCTATCTTGGCGGCATCGGTGTCAACAGTATAGACGAAAAAATTAATGAAGTCGACCGAAATACTCCTTTGTATTTTAGCCTTTGCGTTGCGCTCAATAATCTTATGGAGTTGCATTTGGGCTCTTTTACGACCGCGTAGGAAAGCTCTTAGAACAGCATCCATCCATCACGAATTCAAAATGGGACATGTTTCGGAGGATGGATGCTTGTATTTTTTCCTACGCAAAAATAGATCCCGCAACACTATCGCCAGAGGAGTACTTCAGATTTTTTAGGTACATCGAATATACCCGAAAAGAAGAACGTAAAAACAGCACGTAAGATGGGAGCAGATTTCAAAATTGATTTAGCACAAGCATATGCCAACACATTCGGTGTACGTCGACAGATATTTGTTCCAGAGCCAATTGAAAGCAACGAAAGCTCAAATGGCTTCAAAAAAGGAGAAGCACCTCAAAATAAGGTAGTTAAATTTGATTCACTTCCTAAGTTGAAATTTGACGATTCTTCTGTAAAGAGCAGTCTGGGAACCTTAGTACTATCGCCTATTACCTTCAAAGGAGGGTCGTACAAAGAGCGACAAGAGGATGGACGAATTATCAATAGTACCTACAGCGAGTTACAACTCACACCCACTGCAACTTTGGATGTAACATTTAAGAAAAGAATTGTAGAAACACCTAGATACGGGGGGAATGGCTCTTTTGATGAATTAACGGGAACCGAAGACCCAAGCGTTGTTATTAGAGGATTTCTTATAGGAGAAGACTTGAAACGGCCAGAGTCTCAAATTAGAGACCTAGTTAATCTAGAGCAAGTACCACACGCTATACAGGTGGTTTGTGATTATCTAGGTTGGCTCAATATCCACTATTTGGTTGTCAAAGAAGTGAAGTTTCCTATGTTGAAAGGGCAACCGTCGACACAACCTTTTGAGATGCTTTGTAAAGCAAGTATTCCTGATAATTAACTACTATGGACGCTAAGAACGAATACTACAAATCGGTAGAAGAGGGACAAGATGTGTATGACCTTTGCTTACAAGAGTACGGCGATATCAATACTATATTTTTACTGCTAGAAGATAACCCAGCGCTAGATTTGACCAGAGCACTAATAGCAGGCGAGCAGATGAAGTTCAGGGTAGAGCTTCCTGATGAGGTGAAAGTTGATAAAAAATCAATGGACGACTTCAGAACGAAGACTATTAGAGTAAATGGAGATGAGCAGGAGCTACTGGTGGACGGAGTTTACAATACAACCGTCGGAGGGGCTATCGACAGTACGCTTCCTGATCTAACACCTGTAGGAGCAGGAGGTCAAACACCAAATACGCTGACTGGAGTACAAACTGCAAATGGCAATACGATCAGGACTCGTTTGGGAGCACTACTTCTTCTACGTCAGGCTCCTGTACTTCTTACAAGAACACAGCATACCTTGCTCAATAGCACTGGAACTACAATAAGCGTAAGACAGCCTGTATTTACTTACTTGACTACAAACTCAGGGGCTTATATCCAATCGGCCAACAACCGATATTTATTAACACGCTAACCTTATAAAAATGCCAGCAGATTACATCGACCAGCTTCCAGCAATCGGCTCTATCAAAGGAGATGATATTCTTATTATTCAACAGAGAGTAGGTGCGCAAGAAACAACCTACCACACTACCGTAGAGCAGTTATTAGGTGCATTTGTACCAATGCCAGCTATCACTAACACGGCATGGGATATCGAGGCTAAACAGCTGACGATCGAAGGAGAAAACCTACTACCTACTAGCCTTATTACAGTAGATAACAAGCACTATAAAATAGATACTTATGAGCATCTTTTTCTAGGTGGAGACGATGACACTGGTGAAGGTGAGTCCAATAATCAACGAGTCATTATTATCATGAATCAAGGTTTGTCGGATGGCTCCCACACTATCGTTGTAAAAAACTGCTTCGTGAAAGTAGATACTCATGTTTTTGTTTTAGGTACGTTGCTCTAATGAGGAAATTAACTGTAGAGATCACAATAGGGCAGCGTGCCTTTTACGACGTAGGTGATGTAAGTGTAGAAAGTTCGTGGTCTTTTCTGGCAGACACTGCTACTATCGTACTAGCGCGGCGCAACTTTCCTCAAGGTAGTATTAGAAATGTATCAGGAAGTGATATTTCTACTAAAATAAAGGTAGGTGATGCAGTTAGCATTCGACTGGGTTACGACTATGAGTTTGAGACTGAGTTTGAGGGGTATATTAAAGCTATTAAACCTAATGTGCCACTTAAAATAGAGTGTGAAGATGCCATGTGGCTTTTGAAGCAAACAAGCTATAAAAAAGCTTGGCGTAAAGTTTCTTTGCAAGAGCTATTGGAGTTCATTATTCCTCCAACCATACAGTTTGAAACATTTGGAGAGGTGAATTTGGGTAAGATGCGCATCGATGGTGCGAGTGCTTATGAAGTACTAAAAAAGGTAGATGAGACCTATAAGTTGGTCAGTTATTTCAAGAAGGGAACCCTATACGTTGGCTTCCCTTATCAACAAGAGGCTAAACGTGTAACTATCCGCAAACGAGACCATGTAGATGTTACCAAAAGTACTCTATCCTACAGAACGGCAGATCAAGTGAAACTTAAAATCAAGGCTATATCACTTCAGCCAAATGGTTCAAAAGTAGAGGTAGAATTAGGAGATCCAGAAGGACAGCTTCGGACAATGCACCTTCCCATAGGCCTGAATGAGACAGAAGCTAAAAAAATAGCTGAAGAGCAGAAGAAGCTCTTCAAGTTTGATGGCTACGATGGCAGCTTAACCACTTACGGGCAGCCCTTTGTAGAACACAGTGATATAGTAGAAATCATCGACTACAAGTACCCTGATCAACAAGGCGCTTATCGTGTAGATAGCGTCAAAATACGGTTTGGAGCAGAAGGCTATAGAAGAGAATTAGCACTTGGAAGCAAGGTTGAATAATACACTATTTTATTTTAATTTTTAAACACATTTACTATGCATTTAGGTATCAATAATCTTAGTACTGTTATCACCTTTGGGTTGAGTATTGGGCAAAAAATTGGCGACTCTCTAGAAGATGGACGGCTCGACTTGATGGAGTCCTTAGAATTCGTTGGAGAAGTGAAAAAGATTCCTGACGTTATTACCGCTATAAAAAAGGCTCCAGAAGAGATTGCTGATTTGGATATGGAAGAGCAAGAAGAACTCTATCGCATGATCCAAGAGGAATTCGATCTTGCGAACGACAAAGTCGAGCGTGCCATTGAAATTGGCCTTCGTGCTACCTTGAATTTAGTGGGTACAGTCAACGAAATTCGTGAGCTGTTTCCCAACAAAGCAGCGTAAGTAAGATGGCTATGACTATTGGAAAGGTCAAAAAAGCGTTAGAGCAGTTCGTGAATGATCGGACTGCTCAATCGTTTTTCTTGACTGGAAAGGTTACTGCGGTGGATAAAGATACAGCGACTTGTGATGTGTCACCAATAGATGGCTCCACAGAATATCAGGATGTGCGCTTATTACCAATTGCTGATACTAGCAGCATAGGTATTCTTACTTATCCTAAAGAGGGAAGTATAGTTGGACTCATTAGAATTAACGAAGAAGAAGCAGTTGTGTGGAACTGTCAGGAGATAGAACACCTAGAAGTTGAGGTGGCAGGAAAGTTCAAATTAGTTGTGGATAAAGATGGAACTTGTAGTTTCAATGATGGAGATAACGGTGGACTGATCATTGTCGACAAGCTACGTCAGGAGATAGATAAGAATAGCCAAATGCTCCAGACGATTCTGTCTGTTTTGTCGGTACCAGTCGTAGAGGCTGGAGGCGGTGCGCCTTCGGCATTACAGCAAGTACTCAACGCAGCCTTGCAGGGAAAGTCTACCGCTAATTTGAGCAGCATTACTAACGATAAAATTAAGCACTAATGTCTTTTACAGTTTACATAGCAAAAGATATTGCTCATACTGAAGATGGTAAGCTCATAATAGAGGATGGCGATATCAAAGTAGAAGAATCGGACAATATTCATCAAAAGGATATTATTATTAGTCATAGAGGTGACTGGCGTTTCAAGCCACATGTTGGAGTGAACATTTTTCAATACCTCAACTCTTCGGGCGCTGCCGATGAAATTCGTCAAAGCATACAAGAGCAGCTAACCAGAGACGGTTACAAAGTAGAAAGCATTATGCTGACAACAGAAGGTCAGCTTACTATAAACGCTAAAAGAATCCGATAATGAGCGATAATTATTCACAAGTTTACCAGTCACAGGAGTGGAATTACGAAGACTACAAAAAGCTGGCTATTACAGCTAAGGACGATGTCAAAGCTATTAGAGAAGAGGTGTACAGCGAGTTGACTTCAGATGCTACTCTAAACCTAATGAATAGTTCTAGTGATCCAGCACTATGGGAGCTTTATGCAGATGTTATAAGCTTTGTTTTCTACCTCTTGCACAGTTTATGGACGGTCTATGAACAGCGTCTAAAAAGTGCAGCGGCAGCGGCCATTGCACATAACAGTTATTGGTACGCTTTGCGCTCTACGGAGTTTCAACTTGGCGATACACTGACGGTTATAAATGGAGCGGTTGTCTATCCCGTAGTGGATACCACTAAACGTATTATAGCCGCTGCTGCCGTCAAAGATGGCGATCAGGGTTCACTTATTATTAAAGTGGCCAAGAAGCCCAACACAGCGCTAGAACCTCTGACTCCTGTAGAATTGGCAGCTTTTGAAGGTTATGTAAATGGGTTCAAAGACGCAGGAGTAGACACCCTAGTAATTAGCCAAAATCCTGATGTTTTGAAGCTAGAATTAATTATTTACTACAATCCGATAGTACTTGTCAGTGCTTTGCAAACAGAGGTAGAGGCGGCAATTGTTGATTATATTGAAAATCTACCTTTTGACGGTATTTTTAGGAGAACGAAGCTCATCGATGCCATACAGAGTATCGAAGAGATTAAGGACATTCAGATCACTACCTGTGAGGCATCAGTAGCTTATACCTCTTCTCCTAATTACATGCCTATAGAGGTGTTTTACGAGACTTTAGCAGGTTATATCGTTATCGATACCAATTACCCTCTTAGTGGCCAAATTAACTACGTACCTCATGCTTAACTTTAGTTTTAGAAATACTATCAAAAGGCTTCTACCAATAACGTACAGGTGGCGGGAAAATATTGCTTTTCTGATGGGGTTTTTAGCACCAGCAAGAAGAAAACGAGACCGATTTGTTCAGCTACAAAATAAATTAAATTACGATACTCAATTTAACTCCCAAACTTTATCTATAGAGGCGCGGCTCAACGAGGAGTACAATCTCGCTAGCGGCACCATTTATATTGAGACCGTATCACGAGTAAATGATGCGATTTACATAAGTTGGTTGTCAGAAAATCAAACTCCAATACACACACGTTGGTTCTCAGAGACTAGCGCCACTCCTATTTACACGCGCTGGCTTTCAGAGCCTAGTCAGTCAGGAGCAAATATTGAATTTATTGTATGGGTTCCACTCGCACTCAACTTTGACCTTGAGCGAATGAAGGCTATAATAAATTTATATAAACTAGCTGGTAAGCGATACGCTATCCAGCGCTACTAAAAACAGTCAAATTGAAAAATCAAATACATTTCATGGATTGCCTCAAAGGCATGGCTCAGTTACCAGCAGACTCTGTTGACATGGTATTTGCTGACCTGGCTTATGGCGTGCTAAAAACAGAACACACAAAATGGGATATTAAAATTCCTTTTGACAAGCTCTGGGAACAGTACAGTCGTGTAGTTAAACGCTCTGGAGTAATTGCGCTCACTGGCGTTCACCCGTTTACAAACGAGATCATCAACTCCATTCCAAAAGGATATAAATATCGAGAGTTGATTTGGTACAAGAGTAAAGGAAGCGGGTTCCTGAACGCGAAAAAGATGCACATCAATCAGCATGAGAATGTCATTATCATCTACAGAGCCCGCCCTACTTATAATCCGCAAAAATTTCACATCGATAAGAGGTTTGTAGCTAAGGGAAAGGCAAAGAAGTCAAACAATGCCATGAGTAGCAAAGCCTTTACAATCACTGGAGAAAAGACCAAGAACTACACCTATGAAGACGACGGGTCTCGTTACCCAGACTCTGTTTTGGAATTTGAAGGTACTGTTCTCCCTGTTAAAAGTGCGCATAGAAAAGGAATGCACCCGACAGAGAAGCCTGTTGATTTGGTAGCCTATCTTATTAAAACGTTTACTAACGAAAAGGAAACCGTTCTGGACAATTGTATTGGCAGTGGAACCACTGCGGTTGCGGCTATCCTCACTAGACGTAAGTTTATCGGCTTCGAAACAAACATTGACTATTATAATATGGCAATGGAGCGCATCGTTGAGACCCGCGATTTGATGGAGTGCTGGGCAACTGATGAGAACCAGCAAGACGAAGAAAGTTTAGGTAGTCATGCTAGTGTTACTGCCAACTAAAAAAAGAAAGAGCAGTACATTCAAAAGATGTACTGCTCCTGTTTATACACTGTTTTTTGACTGTCCAAAAAAGAAGAACGACGCCACACAAAGCTCTCTAACAGACTTGTTATTCCTAAATTGATTTAGGTTTGCTCTTTGATTTTTTTTAGACGCTTAGAAGTCAACTCATAGCCGATGACAGGCTTTTTTGTTCTTAAGCGTAAAATCACCCCAAAAAAAACGTTAACACTTTTAACACTTTTCGTCTCTCAAATGCCCTCTAAAGCCCTAAAAAAAATCTACATTTGGTTTTCAAAAAAAATCTACATTTAGTTTTGCGGCTTTAAATACGTGTTCGAGCCTTCATCTCCGCCTTTTTCTAGCGCCAGTGTGGTTTGCTCCAACACCACCGTCCAACGCGCTGTGGCCACTGCCGCCTGGGCAAACGCTTCGTGCAAGTCTGCTTGGGGCGCCTCCAGCCCTTGTAAAGCCCGTTCAAAGAACGGATAAGCAATGGTCCATTCTTCTTTCATGCTGAGCGTTTGGGCATAATGGAGTTGGTAAAGGGCATTTTCGGGGCGCTCTACGGCCAGCAAGCCTTGTAATTCTTCTGCTAAAACAGCAGCATCTTGCCCCTGCTCTTTTAGGAGGGCTTTGATTTCGGGGCTGTTGACCCATTCGAGTTGCAATTGGCAACCCAGTTCACTAAAACCGTAGGCGTTTCCTTGCTCCACCTCTTGCCAAGCCGCCAATACTCCTTTAGAACGGTAGTACAACAAGGCTCGATGGGCATACAACGCAGGCTCCATAGGTGCCTCTTCTAATGCCTCTGTCAAATAAGCCACCGCTTGCAAGGGCTGTATCTCTGTCAAAACGGCTCCTAAAGCAGCAGTGATGCTGGCATTCTTTACGTCAGAATGGTACAACGGCTCTAGCAAATCCAAAATAGACGCTTCGGGCGTTTCGTACAGCGCCAAATGGGGCAATTGCATCAGGCTTGGTTCAATTTGGTTGGTTAGTAGCCAACACATCAACAACAATTCTTCTACATCGCGCTCATTTTCTTCCCACAAAGACAAGGGCAGCGTTTTGGCTTTTTGTAAAAGGGGCAACGCTTGTGCAGGCTGCTGCTGTTCTAATAAAAACTGCGCGTATTCTTGCAAAAAAGCACGATCCGCTTCAAAATTCACTTCATACGCTCGGTACCACTGATCCAGTGCCCCGTTGGCAGCCGCCAATGCCGCAGCGTCGACCGTTTCAGCCGATAGGAGCGTTTGCTTTTGCTCGACCAATAGATCCAATTGGTAATCCATTGCCGCTTGGTAGGGCGCTAGTTGCAAACAGGCACTGAGCGCCTCGTCGCGCGCCGTTAAATTACCGAGTTGGGCATGCGTTAGGGCCAAACCATAGGCCGCTTCTGGGCGCTCGGGTACTTGCGTCAAGGCACGTTGATAGGTTTGCAGCGCCTCTTGGGCATCGCCTTGTTCTAGGTAGCTTTGCGCTAGACCCACTTGCACCTCATAGTGGTCGGGCTGCACCTGCAAAATGGCCTCGTAGAGCAACGCTGCACTGACAAACTGCTCGGCATAACTCAAAT